AGACTGGCCACAGCTCTTAAGAATGCAACTGGTGCAACTGATGCGATGATCAAGTCTGTTGAAGCGCAGATATTGAAGCAATCTTTAGCGACAGGCGTGGCGGACGAGCAACTGCGTCCAGCTCTTTCGCGCTTGGCTCTCTCGACAAATGATGTTACAAAGGCGCAAGATCTTCTCACATTGGCACTCGACATCAGCCAATCAACTGGCAAGGGACTTGACGCCGTTGCCAATGCTCTCGGCAAGGCATACGACGGCAACACGGCAGCTCTTGGAAAGTTAGGCGTTGGATTATCATCGGCCGAACTGAAAGCCATGACATTTACAGAAGTGCAGACAAAACTTTCAGATCTCTTTGGCGGAGCAGCGGCAGCGAACGCAGAAACATTCGCCGGACGCTTAGAGATTCTCAAAGTGACATTCGATGAAGCAAAGGAATCGGTCGGTGCAAAACTTCTGCCAATTATTCAGAAGCTTGTCGAGTTCGTGGTTAATGAAGTCGTGCCAGCACTGGGCAAGTTCGCTGAATTCTTCAAGCCAATCACAGATGCGATTGCTAACAACAAAGAAGAGTTCGCAACATTTATTGCATTCATTCAAAAGTACGTTGTGCCAGTTCTAGTCGATGTTTTAGGTGGTGCATTTAAAGTTGTTGGTCAGATTGCTGGTGGCGTAATTAACGTAATTGGCGCAGTAGTCGGCGGTCTTAATTCGCTCATCTCGGGAGCGGTTGCAGGTATCAATGCACTGATCCGCGTCTATAACTCAATTCCGTTCTTACCAAACGTCTCAACTATTTCAGCTCCATCAATCAGCGTTCCAAGCGTCACAATTCCAAGCGTGACTTCAACTGCTGTTGTTCCGAAAATTACAGTTCCATCAGTATCAGCCGGTGGCACATCTGGCGGCGGTACGTCCGGCGGTGGTTTAATTTCTAGCATTGTAGGCACAGGGCTATCATCAGGCTTAAGCACTTCCGATGCCATGTTCGGCGGACGATTAGGATCCGGATCATCAGGCTTAAGCACTTCCGATGCCATGTTCGGCGGAACATTGGGATCAGGATCATCAATTAACATCACAGTCAATGGCGCAATAGATCCAGAAGGCACAGCTCGACAAGTCGTGAACTTAATGAATGATTCTCTCTATCGCGGCGGTGGCGGCGGTGGGAACTCGCTGGTTATGCTATGAGCCAATGGTCTCCAGTCTGGCGAGTAAAGGTTGCATCGATTGAATATACATCGACAATCTTGGCCAATCTTTCAATCACGTCCGGACGATCTAATATCTACAATCAGACAAATGCCGGATTCGCCACTATTGAATTATTCATCTTTGACCAGACTTCCATCATTATCGACATCAATGACTCACTATCGATTGAAGTCAAGGATTCGACTGGCACATACGTTCCCATTTTCGGCGGTTCCGTCGTCGATGTCGGAATCGCGGTGGCGCAAGTGGGATCCAGTGCTTACACGCAATCAGTTACCATCACGGCTCTGGGTGCTCTAGCGCGTCTGCAAAAGGCTTTGACCAATGGCGTTTTAACTCAGGACTTTGATGGCAATCAGATTTACACAATTCTCTCGGATCTACTTCTTAATAACTGGGGCGAAGTTCCGGCGGCTCTGACATGGGCGACATACACGCCAGCGACAGAGACGTGGGCTAATGCTCAGAATACTGGACTAGGTGAAATTGACACACCGGGCAATTATGAGCTTGCACAAAGGGCATCAAGTCGGACGGATATGTATTCACTGGTGGCCGCGCTAGCCACAAGTGGTCTTGGCTATCTTTATGAGAATGCTCAAGGCCAGATCTCATACGCCGATTCAACACATCGATCGGTCTATCTGGCCACAAACGGATACACAAATCTTTCGGCCAATCAAGCTCTAGCGCGTGGGATTGCTATCAAAACACGGGCAGGAGATGTCCGAAACGACATCACTCTCAAATACGGCACATCATCATCAAATGAGGTCAGCGCGACAGATACGGCATCGATTGACACTTACGGCGATCTAGCACAAATCATCACGACGACAGTTAAACACGCCGCCGATGCCACATCTCAGGCCAGCTTCTATCTGACCTTAAGAGCTAATCCACAAGCCAACTTTGAGTCCATCACCTACGCATTGACCAATCCGGATCTTGACGATGGTGATCGTGATTCGCTGATCAATGTGTTCATGGGTCAGCCAGTATCCATCTCGAATCTTCCATCAAATATGAATGCCGGACAGTTCTTAGGCTTTATCGAAGGCTGGCGATTCCAAGCGTCGTATAATGAACTATCGGTCACGCTTCTGCTCTCACCAGTGGCATTCTCGCTCCAAGCGATGTATTGGTCACAAGTGAGCGTGTCGGAAACTTGGTCTACAATCTTGCCTACACTTGACTGGGAACACGCCTTAGTCGTTGCATAAGAGAGGAAAATAATGGCCAATCCAACAACCAACTTCGGGTGGGTAATGCCCACTTCTGCAAGTCTTGTAACTAACTTGCCTGCGGACTTTAATGTATTCGGACAGGCCGTTGATACATCGATGCAATATCTACTCGGTGGAACAACTGGTCAGATTCTTTCAAAAACATCTGGAACGAACATGGCTTTTACATGGATTGCCAATGATCAAGGTGACATCACCGGAGTCACGGCTGGAACAGGAATCAGCGTATCAAGTCCAACTGGTCCGGTTCCAACAGTGTCAATCGACACCGCCGTCACTGCCGATCTGACGACTGCACAGACTTTAACTAATAAGAAGCTTAGTGACTCAACAACAACAATCGTCGATGTTACCGATGCAACAAAGGCAATCAAGTTCGATGTTGCTGGCACAACTGGAATCACTGGAACGATTGCAACAGCGTTCACAACTGCAAAAACAGTTACGATTCCAGATACTACTGGAACAGTGGCGTTGACAAATGGCGTTATCAATAACACATTATTGACAACAACAGGGGACACAATTTACGCATCATCGGCGAATACGCCAGCTCGACTCGCAGCCGGTACTGCAGGTTACGTTTTGACTTCAGGTGGTGCTGGCGTTGCTCCATCATGGGCTGCCGCGGCTGGTGGCGGTAAAGTATTGCAAGTTGTCCAGGCGACGCAAGCAACAGGACTCTCATCATCTACTACAAGTTATGTCACAACTGGGCTAAGTGCCAGCATTACTCCAACTTTAAATACAAGTAAAATTATGGTTTTGGTAATGATGCCAGTGAGTAAATCAAATGCAAATGCGAATAATTGTACGCGATTGCAACTTAAACGAGGTTCCAGCATTGTTCTCGTTGCTCCTGCAACAGCACAAACGCTAGCCGCATCTTATCTATATTGCTACGCATCTTTACATTATCTAGATGCACCAGCTACAACATCTTCAACAACCTACACAGTTGAATTTTCTAATGCTATTGCTGCTTCAGCCGTGTTAGTTATGGAAGGTGACAGCACTTCAACAATCATTTTAATGGAGATAGGGGCGTAAAATGGCTACGGGTACAGATGTTTTAACAATGCTAATTCCGACGGGCGGTTGGGTTATCAGTGGAGATGATTGGAATAGTATTCAATTCATAGAAGCCACCCCAATTACTCAGGCAAAATTCAATGCAGGTTTTGCGCAATACGATAATTGGAAAGCCGAGCAAGATGCACAAGCCGCAGCCGATAAAGCATCAGCAACAGCAAAACTTGAAGCTATTGGTTTAACTGCTGATGATTTAAAGGCACTAGGACTTTAATGTATCCCGACGGCACTGCCGCGCGGATCATCGATGTCGCATTAGCAGAAGTCGGAACAATAGAGACTGGCGAGAATCTAACCAAGTATGGCAAGTTCACAAAGGCTGATGGTCTGCCGTGGTGTGGATCATTCGTGAACTGGTGCTTCGATCAAGCTGGCGTCAAATTGCCATCGATGGTCTCAACGGCTGCCGGTGCTCATAAGATGAAAGAGCTTGGACGATTCTTTGAAACATCTCCACAGCTTGGCGACTTATGCTTCATGGACTTTCCTCACGATGGCGTTGATCGGATCTCACACATCGGCATCGTGGTCAAGGTTGGCCAGAGTTCGGTGCTCTGCATTGAAGGCAACACGTCCGGAGACGGCGATCAGCGCAACGGCGGCATGGTCATGCTTAAGCGTCGCTATATTGGCAAGGAGATAGTCGGTTTCGGTCGCGTCAGATTGGCCGCCTATGATGGAGAATATCCAGTGGTCGAGCCAATCCCTACGGCGAAGCCGACAAAGGAGAAGAAGAAATGACTCAACTCAAAGCAATCGCGGCATCATGGCTAAGAAGCTCTGTCGCTGGTGCGTTGGCCGTGTACATGAGCGGCAATCAGGATCCAAAAGCTTTAGCAATGGGCTTGGTCGCTGGCATTGTGCCAGTCCTAGCTCGATGGGCTAACCCGAACGATCTTTCATTCGGTCGCCAGAAGTGAATGTCGGCGAATGGACGGCGGTGGGTGCGCTTGTCTTAGCGGTTCTCACCGCCATCTATTCGTCAATGAGAGTCATAGTGCGATCCATCATGTCGGAGTTAAGCCC